GCAACACGGGCTGCAACATCGGATGCAACAGAGGCTGCAACAGAGGCTGCAACATGGACTGCAACACTGGCTGCAACACGGGCTGCAACAGAGGCTGCAACAGAGGCTGCAACAGAGGCTGCAACATGGACTGCAACATGGACTGCAACACGGGCTGCAACAGAGGCTGCAACAGAGGCTGCAACAGAGGCTGCAACATGGACTGCAACATGGACTGCAACACGGGCTGCAACACTGGATGCAACACGGGATGCAACACGGGAAATAATCGACGATTGACTTTTTTTAATTGAGTGGTAATGTAATCTCATGTTTACTGCTTCAGGCTACCTTCAAGTTCAAGATGGTGTCCGGATCATCACGTCTCACGACACGATTCGGTATTATCATTGGATTGTGAATCAGTATTTCTATCGGTGTCAGAAGTTCCAACTTCCGGCTCATGGTGCCCATGTTACCGTGATCAATCCTAAGATTCATCGGATCAACTGGTCCAAGGCTCGAAAGTATTCCAACCGACTGGTCACCTTCGAGGTTTATCCTGAACGGGCTCATATTTCATCGGTGAATGTTTGGCTACCAATACATTGCCCATTTGCCGACGAGTTAAAGAAGGAGCTTGGTGTGGATGATGGTCGGAACTATTGGGGCCTCCACATGACGGTCTGCAACAGGAAGTTCAACGGGTAATTTATCCCACCGCTTAAGCGCAGCAAGACGAAGTTTTTGTTTAGTCTCATCTGACATTGGACCCATTTTTCTGCGTACTCTTCGTCTTGCTGCAGCACGCATCTTCTCCCTTGTCTCCTCTGAGATATTCTTCTTGATTTTTGACATATTATCTTTCCACTCTTGAGTGTGTCTCTTTCCGAAATTTGGATTGTTTTCACCGGAGAATCTTATTCTCAATTTTTCTTTCGTGGATTCCTTCAAAGGTCCTCTTGGTAGAGATAATTTTTCCATGAAAGATACCGTAGGTCGGTTGCCACCGGTAGACAAATACCGACAATTGTAATTGTTATATTTTACAGAATTGCATATTGTCAGATATTTTTGTTCTATTGGGAGAATGTCCTCCATAGAGAATCCATCCAAAGATTCTAACATGATTGTTTCAAAATTATTTTTTCCATGTAGATTGAATGCTGCCTGAAGTTTTGGGTTATTGTGGACGGAGTTTTCTAAATAATAGAAATGTTCATAAACTCTTCGTTTGACGTTACATGAACTGCCGACATAATACTTCCCATTAACTTTGTTCACTATTAAGTAAATTCCCGGTTTCTTTTGAACGGTGGTATCGGTTACTCCGTTCTTTGTCAAGACGTTCTTGATTTCGGTAATAGTATCGAAGTTGTCTTTTCCTACGTTCTTCAATAAGTTCGTTAATTGGTCGGTTAAGTTTGATTCTTCCCATAACATGGCAATAAATAGAATGTAGAGGAATGAAAGGATTAAAATAGTTCTTTACACCGTTTTTATCTGTGATACGATACTTAACAGTAGAACCAAACACAAATATGAAACCAAACAAAATCTATCGGCAGGGAGACGTCCTCGTCATTCCTATCTCCACCATCCCTTCTGGCCTCAAGGCGACCAAGAAGGTAACTCTGGCCCTCGGAGAAGTCACGGGCCACCATCACACCATCCATGCAGGAGCCATTGGTTACTCTTCCGATGTGGATGCGCTCGTGGAGTATGTCGAAGTCACGGCTCCTTCCGCTGACTTGACTCACCAAGAGCATTCCACTATTTCGATCCCAACGGGAACCTACAAGGTTGTTAAGCAGGTCGAATACACTCCGGCCGAGTTGCGTAACGTCCGTGACTAAAAGTTTCGGTTAAAACACGTTATGAACGACGAAGAAACGGTAAGAGACGGTAGCAATAAAATTGTTGGATACATCATCACCGAATCCAACGGTAACGCCCGAGCAAGAAAGTTCGGTGGAAACAACTGCGGATATTACTACAAGTCAGGTGACTATGTGACCGACAGTTCCGGCCGACGGATAGGTTCTGGTAAGGGTGCCCTTTACGGATTGCTTTACAATTAAGGAATAAAATCGTGAAAGCGCCGGTAGTGTTAATCGCTACCGGCATTTTCATTTAACGCAAGTGGTAGAATTCCCGTGTGGTGGTTAAAAAACCTGTTGACTTTCTAAATTTCCCACTATATATTGGCATCGTTCTTTTGATGCTGCCGTGGCTCGATTGGATTAGGCAACTGTCTTCTAAACAGTATTAGGTAGGTTCGACTCCTATCGGCAGTACCAGATGCGGGTGTGATGTAATGGTAGCCTGGCTTCCTTCCAAGTAGCACGCGACGGTTCGATTCCGTTCACCCGCTCCAGACAAGTGTAGTTCAGTGGTAGATCAAGGCACGTCTATGATGGTAAAAGACGCCGTAAAAGTGACGATGGATGCCTAGGCCGGTGTGTTCAAATCCACCCACTTGTTCAGAAAGTAGTTGACGGTTAGAGAAAGTGGTGTAGAGTGTTGGTAGTTCTTTTTGGTGATAGGATAATGTCGCTGTCGTCTAATGGATTAGGATGCTTGTTTTTCAAACAGGACGATGTGGGTTCGACTCCCATCGGCGATACCATTTGGTGCATGTAAGCATGAAACTAACAGGTCGGGCTCAAACCCGTAAAAGTTCCTGATACAGATACTTGTAACACACCTAAACAATTGCAGGCACAAGCCGTGGGATGCTAAGGAGGCTCATAACCTCCGCGAAAGCTATGGTGGATTCGACTTCCACGCCTGCTACAGAAAAGAAAAAACGAAAAGATTTGACTTTTAGAAAACTCGGTCTATACTTATTGACGTAATGATGACAACCAAACACAATTTTATTAAGCGCGATTGCCAAGGAGGCAACGGCTGATAGTTCGTGTTTAGTTCCGAATGTCGCCGTCAACCTCCGAAAGTAGTTGACGGTTTTTTGTTTTTGAAGTTTGGAAAAACTTCGGGGTTTTTAGTCTGTCTCCCCTAAAAAAGATGTCAGACCGTAGAGGCGGTCCAGTGAACGGAGTCGCCGGTAAGAGTTGAGAAATTCTTGCTACCAACGAAAGGTCAAAAATCTTAACCCGATGTAGCTCCAATGTAGAGCGGTCGCCTGAAGAGCGACGCGTTGCCAGTTCAAGTCTGGCCATCGGGACCCTTTTTAGTAAATAATAATGGGGCGTGGAAAAGCTGGTTTGTATCGGCCACACTGTCTATGTGGAAGGATGGGTTCGATTCCCATACGCCTCGCCATTATCCTCATGTAATTCAATGGATAGAATGCTCGCCCGATTAGCGAGACGTTGTGGGTTCGACTCCTACCATGAGGACCATTTCAATTTCATTCCGGTCTAGCTCAATTGGTAGAGCGCTTGACTGTTAATCAGGTGGTTTCAGGTTCGACTCCTGAGTCCGGAGCCATGAATCTAGCAGGTGTAGAGGGCGACCTGAACAAACTGCCACCTATCCCTACGTCAGGGTAAAGTCTCAGCAATGAGACAGACGTGCTTTCATTCCCTGGTCGTATAATGGTATTACATTCGGTTGTTACCCGAATTATGTAGGTTCAATTCCTGCCCTCGGAGCCAGTTTAGTTTGCCTGTATAGTGAAATTGGAAATCACGTTACTCTACGAAAGTAAAATTCTTGGTTCGAGTCCAAGTAAAGGCGCCAGTTTTATCCCGCCCGAGCGACGATATACCTTAACCGGTTGTGGAGATCGCATCCCCGCTTTAGGGGAAGAGATAGGTCCGAATCCTATGGACGGGGCCAGTTTAGTTAGAATGGTGATATTGTTGTAATGGTAGCATCACTTCCTGTGAAGAAGTCAGCGCGGGTTCAATTCCCGTATATCACCCCATTTCAGTTCGCTCCTTAAGCATAAATGGTGATGCACGAGTTTTGTAAACTTGACAACTCGGTTCGATTCCGGGAAGGAGCTCCAGTAAGTTTAACGCATCCATAAGTCAATTGGAAGACTGTCTGACTTTTAATCAGACGATCTCGGTTCGAGTCCGGGTGGATGCACCATATCATACCTAACAAGCCTCTTAATAATGCTTAATCTGTTAGGTCTTCTTTTGGGTCGGTAGTTCAACTGGATTAGATGCGCGCCTCTTAAGCGTTGCGATATGGGTTCGAGTCCCATCCGGCCCACCATTTAATAATTAAGGCAGCAGTTCCGGGGTTTAAAGTCCGGACACCCAATACGTAAGGATGTCGAATCCGAAGAATTTACGTGGGTGTGGTGTAAATTACTAGCACTCTGCCACAATTTATACCCGAATAGTGTAATGGCAGCACGAGACTCTTTGAAAGTCTTTGTATTGGTTCGAGCCCAGTTTCGGGTGCCATAGTCCCTTGGTATAGTGGTATTACTTCTGTCTCTGAAACAGACGATGGTGGTTCGATTCCATCAGGGACTGCCACTTGACAATTAAAAGAAGTGTGGTAGAGTTGTCCTACAAATGAAACTCGACGTTAAACCTTGCCCGTTTTGTGGCACAAGTGGTAAGAACGAAGTCACGTTTTTTCGTGGAACGAAGGAGAGTGAAGGTGTTCCGACTGTGGCTGAGTGCCTGGGTTGTGGTGCTCGTGGACCAAGTGTTTATGAATCGGATGACCGAAACTTTTTGAAGGCACTTGACGCGTGGAACTATCGTGGTGAAGGATTGAAGAAGAAAAAGAAGTAATTTAATGCATCGTGGGTCTGGACGGCAAGGCAACTCTCTGCAAAAGAGTTTAAAGTAGGTTCGACTCCTACACGGTGCTCCATCTTATGTGGAAAAAGACTACTAATACTTTAGTTTGTTACAAGAAAGATGGATGCACACACATCTATGATGAAGCTGCTCTACGAACAAGTTTGCGTTCGTATTTAAGTGACGAAAGCAGAAAAAGATACGGTGGAGAAAATTTTGCCACCGAGGATATGTTTTTGGATGGATTAGAGTGGCACTTGGACGGATTACGGTGTTTGTTTAAATCTTGATTGTAGTTGACTTTTTATCGTTTTAAGGTAAAGTTGTCTTACATGAAAGCAAACCTCGAAGCATATCAATCTGGTTCCGAAGACGGTTGGGATGATGGTTATCATGACCGTTCGTATAAATCATCCTTTAAGTTTCCCGAAAACTACTCAGAAGATGAGATAAGGAATTACACCCTCGGTTATGAAGAGGGGTTTGATGTTGGACGTTGGAATTCTTAAATAAAAAATGCGCCCGTAGCTCAATTGGACAGAGCAGCAGACTTTTAATCTGTTGGTTGTGAGTTCGAGTCTCACCGAGCGCACCATTTTGACGGAGTAACTGTAACGTAGGCGTGGTTTTCAACGGTTTGTTACCGTGCACGATTACCTATTGGATCCGTAGCCAACTACGGCAGTGTTACTCCGTCATGGTTTTCATTGGCTATTAGCTTAAAGGTAAAACCCTCAACTGATAATTGAGAGACGACGGATCGTTACCGTCATAGCCAACCATAAATTCTTCATTGACATTAACAGTAAACGGTGATAGAATTTTCTAAATTGGTTCCATAATTTAATGGTAGAATGGCAGGCTTATAACCTGTATATGCTCTAGATTGGGGCGCTGTCTCGGTTCGAGTCCGGGTGGAACCACCAAAACCGGCTGTTGACAATTCTATAAAAAGTGGTAGAGTTGTCCTACATGAAACATCCCTCTGAACTTGTAGAAACCATCAACCAAATCCTTGACACCGCTGATTCTATTCCCGGTGGAACAAAGGGTAAGAGTTTGACCAATTTCGACGCACTCAACGCTATCCGACATATTCTTGGTAGGAAATCAAGTTGGAACGAGATTGGTGATGCAACCGTTTTTAAACGCACTTTGAAAAAGAAGGGGCTTGTAATCTAAAATAAGTGGTGTAACATTGTCTCCTATGAAATCAGATAAAATGGAATTCCCTTACGTCATTCTCAACAGCGACAAAGAGATCACTGATGAACTCGGTTCGACAAGTGACACGTCGTGTTGTCTTTATAAAGACGAAGACGATGCGTTGAATGATATTCGATATATTTACAAGAATAACAATGAAGATCCTGGCCCGTTTTACGTCGGAAAGGTCACACTTATCTCGAAGGTGTATCCTCCTACGGATTTGAAGATTGAGAAACTTTGATTTATTGGGCCCTTAGCTCAGATGGTATGCGAAAGCTGTAGAGCAATCGGCTCATAACCGATAGGTCGGGGGTTCGACTCCCTCAGGGCCCACCAATTTCGTTAAGTGTGGATATTCAATCTCCATGTGACAATTATGACACAATAATTGACATTTATCCACTTCCTGCTTAAGTGCTTCCATTTTTTTGTTTGACATTTTCCGTATATCTAATGTAAAACACTTTAATTTTGGATCAAGATGGTGAAATGCCAAAGCGGCTACATTTTTATCGTATCCACACGAAGAACATTTTCCACCTAAATATGATATGAAATACTTCTTCCGTTCAAGCCCTCGATTTCGTTGTAAAGAGTAATTGGTCGAATTCTTTGGTTTGTATGCGGACGTATATTTTCCATATTTAGGAGATGTCTTTAATCCACATTTTTTAAGCCAATACCTGACATTGGTATTTGATGTTTTTAGTTTAGATGAAATAGTTGAAATGGAATCCCCTGACTTGACAAGGGTTTCTAACTCCTCTAAATTTAGGTTCACTCTTGCATAAGGATTAAATCGAGTTTTTAATCCCAGTTTAGATAATTTCCTTTTTACCGTGCTTAATGGAAGGTCTAATTTCTTAGCTATGTCAGTATAGCTTGCGTTATCTTCTATCAATTTTTTACAATAATCAATATCCATAGTTCTGTTCTCCTTCATATAAATAGGAAGCTACGGTTCAAAAAGATTGACAAAAGATGAAATTATGGTAGATTAGAATTTATTGCTGAGTCGCATAGTGGTCGATTGCGCTGTCCTCATAAGGCAGAATAACACACCGTCGGTTCAAATCCGACCTCAGCAACCATCCCCTTGACAATATAAAAAGTGGTGATAAATTGTACCCGTGATTATCACTGGCAATGAAGATACTTACTTAAAGGGCACCGGAAAGATTGACGGTGGAACGGGGAGTATGATTGTTTGGACCCACGTCTGGGTAAACGATAAGGGGGAACCACAGAAAGTGAAGCAAGTGGAACACATTTGGCAACACGAACTTGCTCAGTTGATGGGCGGAAATTGATTTTATGAAAAATGACGTGAAGTTTGCAACCTTCATTGCAACGATGGATGCAACGATGGTTGCAACGATGGCAGCAATTGATACAACTTTCGTTCCAACGATTGATGCAACGAGGGTTGCAACGATGGTTGCAACGATGGTTGAAACGATTGATGTAATGGAGGATATAAAGATCGAAGAAATCTTCGGTTCGGTGTCAGAGTTTGCCAGACAGGTTGAAGAGAACGGTAATGAATTTAAGTTTGGTAGTGTTCAGGTCACTCACGATGAGGACAAGGACATTCATACCTTCTGGATTTGATTTAATGGGTTCGTGGTGAAACTGGATATCACAGTAGTCTTCGGAACTACTTTTGGGGGTTCAAATCCCTCCGGACCTACCAGTTTGTGATGAGAAGAAGGTTGGAGAATAGATGTGGGTGTGATGGAAGGCACGCTGGTTATTCGCCAGAGGAAATGGTTCGATTCCATGTATTCACTTCAAATGCAGTAACTAAGTTCACAAGAATGCGATAGACCTGACTGGGAGGTACCCCCAGAGGGGAACACTGTGAAATCCGCATCAATTTTCTTACGGTTTGGTGTAGCGGTAACATGGCCGGCGACGTATAAATGCCGGAGTCGGCGGTTCGAGCCCGTCAACCGTAGCAGTCTGCTCCTTTAGTATAATGGCTATTACTCCTCATTGGTAATGAGGGAACGCTGGTTCGATTCCAGCAAGGAGCTCATCAATTTTACCGCCCGGATAGTATAACGGTAGTACCTTCGTTTCGTAAACGAATAGCGTTGGTTCAATTCCAACTCTGGGCTCCAGATTCACCGACTCTTGAAGTCGGTTTTTTTGTGTCCGTGGACATGGAAAAGGAGCAACATTGCTGCTGCTCCTTTTCACCACCTCCACCAGAGAGCTTATTCAGATGCTCACGAACTTCTTTTCTATTATATCTCTGTACATTGGTTTTGATTGGATTTCCTTCCAACCGAGACTTACTTGCCTGTGGCTGTCTCGGGAGCCAAATTAACTTCGGTGAACAAGATCGTGGACCTCGGTTCCATCCGGACGAATTGAGAACCCGGTTTGGGTCAACACGTTTGGATTCGGACCAAGCGTCTTCACTTCGACCGGCTTGGTCGCCTCAAACAACAGCCCATCAAGCGCCGTGTTCAGACCGACTGAACGAACGTAGATGTCCTTCTTGGAACACTTCGCCACGGAAGTCAACTCCCGACCTTCCTTCGTGCGAAGCGAAACCTCCGTCTCACCACCACGAACGTCAGCAGTGACGAAGCTAGGGAGAGGAGCAAGAGCACGCTCGTAACGTGACAACAGTGTCCACCGACGGTTCACGGGGTCAAAGTAACGACGACGATGGGTGACACGGACCTTATTGCCTGACTTGCGGAGTGAATGGACTCGGTTCATTGTATGTTTTATTTGTTGTTTCTCTAACGGTTTTAATACTACACCAAAAGTTTTTATCGTCAAGCCGATTTACTTTTTCTCTGGATTTTCTGACGTGAGTTCAAATTCAAGTTGATTGTTCGGGCAGCTCGGTCGAAGTCTTTCAACTAACGCCTTGGGATAACGAAACCAAAAAGTTAAACTGTCAGTGCCAACATAGACGGTTGGGCCCAACTGCCGTTTTACGGACGCCTCGAACGAACGGAAATCCGTGAAATCCTTTTCGTGAAATTTTAGTGATACGTTCATGTCACACCAGACTACCACACTTTTATATTCTGTCACCACAAATCTTCGCTAAACAATTCTTTTGAATTGAACTTGAGTTTCTCCACCTGCCCCCAGAGTTTAGCGTGCCTAGCTGCATCCTCCCGATTTAAAAAATTACCCTCATGGTCAACGAAACCTTGAACGTGTGGACCTTTACCCACCCGAAGGTGTTTAGGTGTATCTCGGATGATGTTACAGTGACGTTTGCCCGTGTAAATCACACCGTCTTTGAGGATTGCAGCAGCGAGGATCATGTTAGTTTCTGGTGCCAACTGTGTTCCGATGAAATGCCCAAAAACGACTCAAATCCGACAAAGTGGTATGAAGTTCGTTTCGGTTCTGAATCCAGATGTCGGGACTATTGTAGTGGTCAACCGAGTCAACAATCTGTCGGTCACAGAGAGTGATGAACGTGGACCCGTATCGTGAATGAAGCCGGTAACGGTTTAGGTCAGCCTGACCGTCGTAATCGAATTCCAATTCCAATCTGTTCATAAAGTGGTGGCTAAGATGGGATTTGAACCCATACTGGCACGATTTTAAGTCGCGTGTCTCCTGCCGTTGGACTACTTAGCCGTAAGTTTGTTTCGTCGACGCCATGTATCCGTTTGAGCATGACAATTACAACACAGTAATTTTAAATTGTCAACCACATTGTTCGTTCTGTCTCCATCTACGTGATGAACCTCTAATGGAATTGGGAGATTTAACCATTTACTCAATTTACATGATTCGCAAGTATTTCCACGTTCTTTTATTAAAAGTTTACGTAGAGAGGACGATTTAGTGTATTCCGACCAATCTTTAAGTTGTTTTTCTTTGTTCCAAGCCTGTCCAGTCCAATGACTCGTATCGACTTTTAACCTTTGAATTATCCGTTTTATGTTTCCGTAGTTTCCACCCGCTTCCACCAGATTCAACTTTCTAAGCAACCCCGCAATGGATGTTACCTCTTTTGAAAAGTTTATTACGTCTTCGTCTGTATAGTTTCTGTATTTTGTTCTCATACAGATACATATGGAAGAGGTAGAGGAAAAGATTAAGTTTCTCTACCTATTAAAACCTCGGAGCGCCCTTGAGATACTTCTCGACGTATTCCTTCGCGTCCGCCATACCGAGGTATTTCTCACCGGCACCAGGGGTGCCAGGTTCACGAGTCGAAACACTGATACGGTTCTGAAGAATATCTTCGGCCAGAGTGCGGATCAGCTTGATCAAATGAATCTTGGAAGTTTGCTGGAGCGGGAGGTTGTCGTTACGGACCTCGGGAAGGGCAATTTTGACAGACACCTCATTATCGGAATAAGGAAGGTCATCCAACATTTTTGAGGCGAGACGGAATTCCGCTTCAGAAACCGACAGAGTAATTTGTGTCTTCATGTTGTTAAAAGAATACCGCAGGTCTTAAAAGAAGTCAAATAAATAATTCTTCAATCATTTGTGCGAAAGGATCTCCGCAGAAGTGTCTTGTGCTGAACGTGTTATCGGTGTTTGGCATGAGCACATCAATGAACTCTCGGACCTCATTCGAGTCCTCAGATGCATGCCAAATACCTTCAAAGGTTTCAGCTGCGGTCGCTTCGTAGGTTTTAAGTTCCATTGTCACATCTCTTCCAACATCCGATTCTCTTGCCCAACAAAGTCTCTAGTGGAAGGAACTGATTCATCTAAACCGGTTCGGACATACAAAACAGAAAAAATCCTCTCTACATAGTTCATCTCTGGAGCATTAAGAATAAGAAATTCCAGATCTTTTCGAGAACTTAACTCGGTTTTTCTTTGAAAAGAATCTGCTAAAGAGATAATCATAAACACCCCGTCTGGGAGGGGTACCACCAGACCTTAGGCCTTGACGAGACTGGGTGCAGGTCCTGCCTTCAATTCAGCCGGCAGAAACTCCTCGTTCAGATGTCCGCATGCTGAACAAAGAAATACAGGGACCGGCACATAGGAATCCTTTGGAGCTCCAGTGAGGAGTCGGGAGACCTTACGCATGATCAACGATTCATTGAAGGTGGTATTCTTACACGCATCACATTCAACACTCGTGGTGTCTTTCAATGTGATACTCGGTTGACGTGATTGTGGTGCAGATGCACCAGAAAATGGAAGGATATTGTTAGCACTCATTCAAGAATGGTAACACTATTACGGGGAACGTCAAGGAGAAGATCGCCGTTCATCAAAAGGATGTTGGTGAACTGACTGCCACACTGACTGGTTATATCCGCAGAAGAGACCTGAACTTCATCACCCTTACGAAAGAATTTATAAAAAAGTTCCTCGTGTGAATCTAGCATATCCACCGCAGTATCTTTCAGAAATGTCGCTTTCATATCCGTTATCGTTAGACCGTTAAAGTAACGTATGGAGCCCGAGGACGGGATTGAACCGCCAACCGTCCGCTTACAAAGCGGATGCTCTGCCAATTGAGCTACTCGGGCATCAACACTCTACACCATTTAAACCACAGGTCAAGCAACGTATTTTTTGTCGAAGAGTTTAACAAAGATTTCGTTTGGACCGAATGTGCTAAACGATCCAACCATCCAACTTCCCTTGTAATCCCAAATGCCACACGGAACGCCGTTGACCTTGAATCCCCAACTATACTTCACCTTAGAGGAATCATCCTCGATATTTGAAGGGAAGCCGAGTTTCTTTTCAATATCAGCCGCAGTGACGTGGATGAGTCCACCGGTTCTATATGAACCAGCTTCATCGAATGGTGTGATTTTCATTTTCATATCAAAAGTTTATCGAGTTTTTATAGAAAGTCAAGCCACAACCGATAAATCTGACTCGACCAACTGATTCAATTTCTCCGCCGGAATGAGCCCCTTGATTTGTCCCCAGTAACGAGGCATCTTCTTGAAGACGAAACCCATCTGCTTCGGGCTAAGCGAACCCCGAGTCAGGTATTGGCGGGTGAGGCTGGTCAGAAACTCGGCGTCGCACCCACTGAATCCGACCGAATTCGCCTCACGGGTGACACCCGCAGCCTGCTCGTCCATCGTCTGGAACTCATGGATTCTCACCAATGCGCGAAGCGCCCACGCCTCATTCGTGGAAAGCTGCTTTTTGAGGAAGGAACGGATTTGCTTCTGGGTAACTTTCATCGTGTTAAAAGAATATCAGCACCAAGGTCGGACCTCAAGCCTTTATTTAATCAAAACTAAAGATAACGGTAAAGGAATTTGCGCACCCTCTGGTCCCCCAATCGTTGGCGTTTGATCGCCTCACTGGCAGTTATCGACTGCCGCCGTCGTTCATTACGGGAAGAGACTACAATGGAAGGTATAAAAAGTCAACTATTTTTCTTAAAAAAATCGGCGTTGACCACTCGGCATTGTGTTAAAAGAATAGCTCGGCGGTTAAACAAAGTCAACCTTACTCCAGCCATCCTGCCAAGATAGTGAATCCCATCAATGCTGCTCCGACACAACTCGCTTTGATCTGCCAGGGAGCCTCAGAATTGTCCACAAGCACTACAATGATGATGATTGCGGTTAAGACTATGCCGATAAGTATCAGGCCCGCCTGCGTCAAGGCATCATCATGCCCACGTTGTTCGTGACCATCAAAATTGGGGTCTTGGTTCATAAATCAGATCTCAGTGTAACAGACGTTGAAATAACCACCGAACTTTTTCTTTGCCTTCTTTTCAGCGGAATTTAAGCTCCCCGCCTTAATAAAGCCGAGCTCCCTTCCGGCCGCGTCAAACACGATGTAAGTCTTCATAAGATAACAACTTAGACCGACTTCGGCTCACCATACACACGATGCCGAAACTCAGCGAGGTCCCGGTCACGGGCATCATTCGTCTCCTTCACCACACGGCCAGCCTCAGCCGTAGGGAGGATGCTGTAACGATAACCCTCGGTATCCCCTGTGGCCAGGTTGACCTTACGGAGATGGGAATACATCTCATGGCAGCTGTCGTGGGTGCCGGTGTGGACGAGCGTAGCAGTCTCCTTGACCCCAAGGCCAGGCAGATGGTAGAACTCGACGAGCGACTCGGTGGCAGATGTAGTGTTCATTGTGGGAATAGATTATCTCAGAAACGATAAGAAGTCAAGCCTTACTTCTTTTCCCAACTCAACTTGTCAATCGTGGTTTCGCCGACCGAATTGGTTTTGTAGGTGACGTACCCCTTGTATCCTTCAAGGGATTGGCGGGACATTCGTTTCACCACCATAATTTCTGTTAAACACATCGTTATAATCACGGACACTGTCGTAATCAAAACAGTAACGATGGTTTCTTCAACTTTGGTGTTATTCATAAATTTTAATCAACTCTAACTACATTCATCTTGAGAAGGGTGATCTCAAACTCATCCCCCTCATCGTCAACCAACACAAGGTCGCCTTGGTCAGTGACCTTGACGGTTTGATTCGGACCTTCGTTGGCCTTAATCCGATATTCATATCCGTCCCCGTCGGTCCAGCTGATGTAAAGAAACTCGTTGTCTTCCTCACCAGTCAAATCCGACACCGAGGGATACATGAGAGCATTATGGTCGGCGATGATAGCAGCCGCGTTCTCAATCAACTCGTGTGCCGTCTTCAATGGAATGGTTTTCATGTAGGGACAGTGTAGATGATTTTTATAGAAAGTCAAGCCTCACTCGTTCGGCTGAGGAAACGCAATGAAAGTGTGTTCACAGTTGAGACACGATTCGCCGTCTTGAGTGTAGCCGGGAATGTGTTCGCCACAATCAGGACACTTTCCATCTTCGTAAATCTCCGACCAGTTGATGTTGTCCATAAATTTATTCGTTGCAGTAATCCATCACCTCGTTGGCGTTCATGTCCGCGAAGTCGTCCATACCGGAACCATCACCGGGCCAACCACGGGCCATGTCAGCTTCACGGATTTCTCGGGCCTCATCCATGAACTTCTGTTCCTGGATTTGTTCCTCAACGGACATCACTGCCAGTTCGTGGGATTCGTTCTGTGGGTCAAGTTGTTCGTTCATCGTGTTAAAAGAATACTCTTAAACTGATAAAAAGTCAAGCCTCCATTTAGTAAAGAAAAAGGCCGACTGAACTTAATCAGTCGGCCCTTACTCAGCACGTTGGACCCTCAGGCTGCTGAGGACAATGAATTCAGGAGTTAGACTCCCATAGTCCGAGGTTCTTTTTTACTTCTCCCACGGCATTCTACATCCACCCACGTTCAGCAGAACCAATGTTGCACCGATGACGAGAGAGACTAAAACAAATGATTGTGGCCAAGAGATGTTTTCCATAAAATTACTTCTTCTCCACGATGACCACCGTTCCCTGAATCAAACCGTAACTCGAATTCTCCTTGAATGTGTAAGTCTCTGCCACGTCGTTGGTTGCCATTGGTTTGGTGAGGATCCACAACTGTTCGTTCTTCCAAGTCACATTGACCAACTTCTGACTGGCAGGCAGATTGACGTTCGCCGTGCCACCAAAACGTTTTGCCCGTTGATTCTCTGTGCAGCCGGTTGAGAATCCAATTGCGACGAGGAGGATTAAGATTGATTTCTTCATGTAGGTAGAGGTTAAACGGTGTTCACCGAAATGTCAATGCCATTCCGAGAAAAAGTGTTCCTCGTTCTCGGTGGTTGGCCAGGCCCGAGCGTAAGAGGCCACCTTGAACGACGGGTTGCCGTTCATATCGTAGAGAACCCGATGCTTCTTTGGCTCGCCTTGGAGGTTGCCTTTGTCCGCCTTGACGTGACCGCTGAGGTTCTGGTAGTCGGTCTGCTTACTACCACAACGACGGACCTCGATGGTGTTGGCGCTGATTGCGGCGGTCACCTGATAGAAATCAATGTTGGTCTGGTCGTAACCCCAACTGGAATAGAACAAGTCACCGACCTTGGGAACTTTCTGGTTGGTCTGTGCCACCACCTGAATGTCCGCCAGTGGAACGATGCAACCGTATCCATTACCGAACTTGACCGATGCACTGGCCTTCTTGCGAAGAACCCGAGTGACTTGACCGAGGGTGCCGACAGGATTCACCTTGTTGTATTCCTTGACAGGGACAACGTTGGTGACGATTGAACCACGTTTGATTGATGCTGTTTTCATTGTGAAACCAGTATAGACTGAATTTAGAAGAAGTCAAGCCTCTTTAGAAGGATTCAACACCAAAGCAAACAAAGAGTCAACTGAAATTTCCACAAAATCAGTATCAGAACCAAATACTCCGGGTTGATAAATTCTTCCTTCTTCTGACAATTCAAACTCATAATAAGGAAAGTGCTTTTTAAGAATCTTTTGAGCTTTATTAAAATCTTTTTTAGTCATTTTAAGAAAGAAGAAACTGCAATCCCTTCGCATACTTCACAATCTGACGTTGAGAAGGTGAATCGGAAAGGTTGTCCAACATATCCTGAATCTTGACCGTTCGAGCATACTTGTTCGCCTTCACACGTGCAAGATACTTTTCATAGTCCTCCCCATCGACCTTCGTGATAGCCACTACTCCATCCACAATCTCCGGATCGACACCTTTATAAAGAAGCCAGTTGGCGTGAACCTTTCCGTCAGAGTCTTCGATGGAGTCGTGCAACCAAGCCACCGCCACGTAAAACTCCGAATCTCCAATGTAGTTATCAAACTCCTTTAACACCCGTTTGGCCACCCGAGCCGGATGAACAATGTAAGGTTCCTCACCGCCACGGCGGAACTGACCCTCGTGGGCCATGCTGGCGATTTTCTTCGCAAGTTCAATCTGGTCAATGTCGTCGTTCATCGTGTTAAAAGAATACCTTGGCGGTTATAGAAAGTCAACCAATTACTTCACCAAATCCCGGCAGAAGTTGATTTCACCGACCACACCATCCTCATCCGTCTCCATGGCATTAGTGCTCAGCCAGTTGATGGCGTCGTCCAGATTCTTTGGGGACCCCCCGAGATTACGGGCGGAAATCATGGCCAGTTGGAGATACCGATCATCCTTCGATGCCCGTTGACGGAGATCGCCGATGGAGACGACTTTGGAGACAAGTGCTTTCTTTGTTTTCATTGTGGGAATAGTTTATCTGGTTTTTATAGAATGTCAAGCCTTCATCACCGATTGGACCTGATAACCGTTTTCGTGTGCCACCTTGAACACGTTCTGGCCTTTGGGAACGAACAACTTGACTTCCCGACCATTGACCAACACCACGTTGTAATCAGTTCCCTCCGGAGGAACATACGGACGATTGTTAATCTGTTCGAGTTTGGTCAACGCCCGAAGTGCCCGACGATACCTGGCATTAGGCTTACAGCCCGACGAGAGAATCAAGTCGCCGACAGATTTGAGAGAAGTTAGATTCATTGTGTGGACAGTATGGGCTAGATTTTATAGAAAGTCAAGCCCTTGAATAGAAATCGCTTTAACCCTTGTGTGGTCTGTGGACCAGGTCGAAACCTGGTCCACATATCCTAAGCGAACCCTGGCCATCCCTGGCCATCCTATTAAACCGTCTTGACGGCCTTGTAGGCAACGGCAGCACGCCCCTTGCCACTGGCCGACTTGATCCGTGCAACCTCAACAACCACACCGGCTTCCATATCCTTTTGGACCTGAATGTAGGCCAGCGGTTGATTCCACGCGGGGTTGAGAGACAGAAGATCCTTCATAAGCCACTGATTTCCAGTGGGATAGACAATAGCCGGACGTTCCTTACGCTTCCGGCCACGTTGCTTCTTGGGGAGGTTCATCTTGGCCGTGATAGCCTCCATAAATCCCTCTTCCTCAACGGGTTTCACACCATTCTTCTTGTCTTCCTTCGCCTGCATCTTTTCGACAAACTCACCAAGGAACCGTTCGGCCTGTTCGATAGTCTTGGCCTCCTTGGCGGTGAATCCGAAGTTGTTGGAGGTCGGATATTGTTCACGATCTTCTTCCTCGAACAAACCGCCCGGCAAAGGTTGACCCTTGAACCGTTGTTTGGCCACGAAGACTTCAAACGAGACAAATGAACCGTCCATCCGTTCACGACGGTAGATGTAAGCGTTAAGGGTAACGGTGGGGACCATCTTCACCTGAGTGAAAGTGTTGTCACCCATCTTGTCGTAGTTCTTGACGAATTTGTTAGGAAGAAGTTTCATGTGGGGACAGATTACACCAACCAGGCAGGGAGTCAACCAGTTATTTTAGAATTGATCAACCAAATTTCCGAGACGTTCTTCCAACTCCCGGTTGTTCTCAATCAAACCTTCAATACGACCGACAATCCAATTCGCTAGAACCACCGAGGGATTATCGTCTCCGTCACAGTCGCTGACATCAATTCCCGCGGCAGCCACAATTCCAAGAATCGTTTCAGCTTGAGACTGACGTGCATCATCTTGCACGGTTTTAACAAACTCCTCAAATGCCAACTGTTTGTCGGTCGGATGTTCTTGGTATTCGACATACTCGAACGAGTCTTGCCAATCTTTGGGAGTTTTCATTTTAGAGTGACTGCGGTCATGGCGAGGTGGATAGTGACGGTGATTGCGAATAACACCGATCCACGACTACATACCGATGTGGTACCAATAGGACGTTTATCGATATAATCCAGCAGCCACACGGCGACGGTGGATACCCACAACATTATGATTAAAGATATTTGAACAACATTCATAAATTTTTGTGAAAGTGGCAGGGTTCGGACCTGCATTGTCTCTCGGTAACTCCGCCTCACACTTGGCCTTCGTGTGTCTAAGTTATAGTTACTTACTGAGTGCGGTTATCTTCCGCCACACTTTCAAATGGTTGCTCCCGTTGGCATCGATCCAACTACGGCTGCTGATGAGGCACTTGTTATTAGGTTCGCAGATTATCAGTCTGAACACCGACCTAACACTCAATCCGTATCCCAAGAGGGAACAATTAAAAATTCATCGGTAAGCGCCGGACTACTTATATTTCGCCCAACTCGTTCGTTGCTACTACATCCGATCTGGCGTCGTTTTCAGAACGGAGAGCTACATACTCTCATACAAGCAAGACACGCCCTTATGAGTTGTCAACTTATCCATACCGACAAAAATTGGTGGAGCCTATCGCGCCCCAGACGTCCGATTTTACGGAGGGATGAACGACTTATCATCAATCCATCACCAAGACATCACTAAGATGGTAAAAGAATACCGCAAACCGTTCCGATTGTCAACCATCAAAGGCCGATACTGTAAATAATCCCTACGGCCAGAATCCCACCTGCGGTCGCCCCTAAACAGAACCAGAGTGCCCTTCCGAGGATTTCCCACTCGGTTCTCTGATAGGATTCTGGGTAAGGGCGACCGTTCATTCGTTAAATCGTTCCGAAGGTGTATTCCGTCACATACTTACCGGCGGGCGCCTCGTCGGTGAGGTTGTCGGTATCAACCTTGTCCAGACCACACTCCTTGCGGATGGTGGCGAGGAAGGCCATCTTCTCGTCGTAGGTCATTTCAGGCTTCGAGGTGGAGATTTCAGAGACAGTTTCGTTGTTCATTGTGTAAATAGAATATCAGTTTATTATCAGAAGTCAAGCCTTCGATTCAAGTTTCTTGAATTCTTTTTTGTAATCCCTTCGGACCGTTGCCTCGGATTGAGGGGAAAGTTCACCCCGTTTTATCTTAGCGAGCAACAGTCTCGCCTTCTTCTCTCGATACCCTTTGTGAACGGGGGAGAGACGACTGGATACATCCGTCATAAACTTCCCCGCTAGGTGAGTTTTCAAGTCTTGAGCGTATTCGGCGTTCCACCGTGGATGCCACGACGGAAAAGATTCTCTGACTTGGAGAATCCTTTCCGGCTCCTGCCTCTGATTGCGGTAAGACTCATTTCAACAACAGCAGTTTTCTCGCTTCTTCCAGAATACTCTCAACCTCGATGATTTTTCTGGCAACACTTGCGGGCATCGTCACATCTCCCAACGAACGGAGTTTGGCAAGTGTTTCCTCGACCGTTCTGATTGTCTGTTCCTTTTCCATAATTATTCTACATAAATTTCCTGCATTTCGGAGGCCATCAAATCCTTTGCTTCCTGTTTGGAACAATCATGCATGTCCATATACCACTGAAGCATCTTTGCCTTGGTGGAAAAGACCCGAATATCACCGTCACGAAGACAACCGTAGAGAACTTTATCCTTCATATTTTAGTTTTTCTTTTTGTTACGAACAAGTGAAACTGACACGGTGCCGTAGATTCCATGTTCGCTGGCAGCCATCCATGTTGCGAACCGTTTGTTGATGGTGGAGACGATGACGACTTGACCGGTATTCTTATCGGTCACTTTCCAATCACGAACTTTAGGTATCATTGTGCGGACAGTATGACGTGGATTTTATAGAAAGTCAACAAATTACGGCGTGTAAATTGAAGGATCTTTGCGGACGGAAAGAGGGGTGTTCATCCGTGCTCGGCGGTCACACTCAGCGTTGATTTCTTGAACAGTGAACCGCAGCTTCTGATTTTCGTGGAGGATGGAATACCGCATGTCTATCAGATGCCTCAGAGAGAAATCTCGAATGTTTAGTTTCATTGTGCAACTACGTTACCACGAGGATTAAAAGATGTCAACCGCGAAATTGGAGGCTTAACCAACTCCTCCTTACGGGAGGGACGATATACTTTCGCTAGGTCCGCTAACAAGCGTCCCGGTCATAGGCCTCGTCGGGGTAATTACTCCCGAGTTGATGATTCTTTTGAGGATTTCACTTCACACGAATTACCCATAACAAGGATAAAGTGTTGTTCCGTGGAGGGGCCTCGAACCCATATCTTTCCGCGTTAGGCAGAATGTTTTTTCCTATTAAACTACTCACGTCTCTCTCACGGGAACTCACCAAATCCCGTTAATCAGAGGGGAGCGACCCACTACTGAAATTCAATCAAAGAACTGTTAAAAGAATACTACAACCAACCCGATTCGTCAATCCTTCTTTGAAGAAATCTGATGATTCTTGAAGATAAATCCTGAGAGAATCAACAATCCCCAAGATTGGAGAAAGCTCAGTGACTTCAGCCCGAAAATCTCAGGCATCAAACCGTTCCACAACCACATGAACGGAAGAGCCATCAGTGCACTAAGGCCGATAACGAGTGCGACAAAACCGACACCAATAACGAGATAACCGAGGAATTTTTCCATAGTTTTATGAGTTGACCGTCGTTTTACTTGAAAATTGGTAAGGAAACCACTGAAAACCACTTCAAGATTTGAAGGGCGGACGACACGAAAAACAGACAGCCGAAAAACACTCCAATGGGCTTCTGTTCCTGCACCACCCAAATTGCCAAAGCGGCAATCAGCATGAGTGCCAGAAAGGGAATAGATGTCGCCCACCAGATGTAGTTATACCAGCAGAAAATGCCGGAGAGGATGAGTGTAGCGAGTGTGTAACCGATTAGTTTTGCCATAAATTAAAAAGTAAGAATTTCAGCCTTGACGACAGGGGTTTGTTCTCCGGGTGTTGGAGGAGTTTTGTTTAGGTCGACGACCCTCATATTGAATGTAACACATCCGGTGGAAGTCAACAAACAGACAATGACTGCGAGTTTTACAAGTTTCTTCATGGTTTTTATACTTTACACCGACTTTTTATCAGAGTCAAGGACGAAAGTTGCATTGATAGCCAGACCACGATACTGAATGCCGTCGTGGTCAATCTCATACCGGCGATGGTGATGACCAAAAATGACCATCTTGGGTTTGCGAACTTCGATCATGGATTGCAACAGTGTCCGAGTGATTGAACGGTCATAAATCAACATAAACCGCTCAACGAAGCTTTGGGTGGTGTCGTGACTGACGATGATGTCCTTGTCGTTCTTCTCCCATGCGTCAAGGCAGGCCGATGCCTGGCCGTAAGAAAGCTCCTCGTTGGCCCACCAGGTCTTTCCCTCAATCCTATCGTGAGCGTCAATGGAATGTGCACCGCTGACGAAAAAGATGTTCTCAAACTCACCGAAGTCACCGAGACAGGCCGGCATTGTGTTGGCAAGAGTGCGGTTATCGTGGTTGCCGACAAAAAAACGGAAGTTCTTCGGAGTGTTTTCAAGGACAAACTCTGTGCGGAGAAAACCGATGCCGAGGTCGCCGAGTTGGACAACCGTCTGGTCAGGCCAGAGCCGACACACCTGTTCGACCCGGTTCCAATCAGAGTGGACGTCAGAAAGTATTATCAAGCACCAAAATCTTATCACTTTCGGAAAATAAATCAACACTTTTCTTCGTCGTTTTATTCTCCGACGAACTATTTTAGAAAAAGTCAAACTGTATTCAACTGACGTAACTGCTTGAGATTCAACGCACGATTGCCAACCTTGGCAGGGTCTTTGGCCACACAATCGTCGCCGGTGATGTTTTTATACACTTCCAAGTTGATGCCTGTCACTGCCTGCCATTCAGGTTCAACTGTGGTTGGACCCTTCACCTTCTTGATAACCCCCCGTTGAATCAAGAGTCGAATACCGGTTGAAATGACATGGTTCAAGACTGTGGTTTGACCGGCAGTGAGAATCTTCCCATTCAACCAAGGCAGACTTCGGATGATGTCCGAGGTTAGCTGCTTACGGGTGAAGGTCAACCAAGGCCGGGTAACGAATACCTGGCCGGTTGCAGCGATGATTTTATCAGTGTATCCCGTGACATGGAAGACCATTTCGGTCGTTGGCTTCATAGTTTGATTAGAGTTTAACTGAAATTTATGAAAAGTCAAGCCTAATACAACTGCCCGTTTTCCTTAATCCTCACAATATCGCCGTTCAAACAAGTAAACAGACCGTAATCATCAATCTTGGGGTTTATTTTTGCTTTCCTGAAGGCTTCCTTTATGGTTTTGGCGTAACCGATGTTCAACCCAAATAATCCCTGTCTCTGTGCCATGTATTTGCCTTTATGTTTCATTGTGCGGACAGTATGGGGTTTATTTAATAGAAAGTCAAGCCTCAACAGTTATTTGTCCACAATCTTCTCCGACCTTGGACCAGGTTCAGACCTTGGATCGTAATCCTAAGCGAACCTGGCCCCTTCCCGGCCGTCACTTCTTGAGGACCTGCCACATCAACTTGGTGTATTCCTTACCACCGAAAGGCTTACCATCCAGTAAAGTAAAGATGAATGAAGCACGGTTGGTTTGACCGTAAGACTGCTTGACCACGGCAGCCTGTAATCCACGGGTCGGAAGCGGCTTAAGCTTCTCATCCACAAACCGTTGCATACCAAACTCAATCTCCTTCACAGTCTTGAAGGCGTCAACCACAGTGCTTGCATATCCACGGACCATCCCGAAACACTCATAGTCGAACTGTTCCACAAGCTTCGCCTCGAAGTCCTGATAGTTCGGATACCCGTAGGCCACGAACAAATCCAAGGTGTTCTCCAAGGTCGCATTCTCCTTGAAACGGTGCTTGAGAAGGTAGTCGGCACCCTTAACCTTGTGGATTTCCTGACCACCATTGGAATAGACACAAACACCTTCCTTACCCTTCCACTGTTCAACGGAAGCGATAAGTTCCTCAGTAGAACGGAAGGTGAAAGTCTCTGGACGTTCAAGGTTCAACTTGTTCGCCACGAAATCCAAAGTGTCTTGACCAGCGAGAGAATAATCGTCGTGGTAAATCAAACCAATCAGCTTCCACGCCGGTTCAGCACCGTAGTCGATCACGATGCGATTTGTCGGCGTGGTCCACTCGAAAAGAACCGAATGATCCCAAGTCTCGGACATATCGTGATTCAACACCAGAGAATGCTTCTGCTTGAACAACTCAATCTCGAAACCGTTGTCAAGCTTGGACGCATCCACAGTTCCACGGGTCCGGATGATGAATTCACCTTTGAATTTTGAAATGCATAATAAAGACCCGTCTAATTTTTCAACAACCGTAGTGTTATGGAGAGTATGTGGAATTGGAAATGCTTCCGGGTTTTCTCCCCAATTTACAAACTTTGGAAACGACGCGCTGATAAGTTCTCCGTCGGAATTCCACACCGATGAACGAAAAATTTTATTCTTCTGTGACCATTCTACTCCCATCCTCTGTGGAGTAACCAAATAAACCGTTTCTCCACACAAAAGATGTGGAACAACATTGAATTGGGTGGTGTCAATAGATGACAGATCTATAACCATGTGGACAGACTACTGTGTTTTTAGAAAAAGTCAACCAGATTTTGGTAAATTACGTGCGAAAGAACCGTCTGAGACGGTTCAATCACCTAACTCTTAGTCAAAGCTTCAGCAATGCTGACTGGTTCATCACAACCAATCGGGTAGATTCGAGTTTCCGCCTCATCATTCGGCGGTCGATCATACACCATCGGAGACTCGTCGCCACGATCGCCGAAGCAAGGATGCCATCGGTCGCCACAACACTCACAATCATATCCGTTTTCGACGCCGTCAAAGTAAATACCGATTTTCTCCGCACGTTTATCGGCATGAACACCATTACGAGCCTGAATGAGAACGTAGCGGGACACGTATTTGTTCTGATCGAACTGACCACCTGAGTTGTTCTGTCTGTATTGATACCATTTCATAAGGTTCTAAGAGTGTATCTGGGAATCAAAAGAAGTCAACAGTTATTTTAACTTTCCCAGTGTACACTAGCGGGGGTTTTTCTAACTTTCTCCCGTCCAGCGGAAGGCGCTTTTTTTAGCGAAGCGTCAGTTTCGTTCTGAGCGAAGCGAACTGACTTTCCCGATAATTAGTTGACTGGTCTGCCGAAACGATTAATTTTATTCTGTGGTGGTGAAGATTTCTTTGTCGCTCTCCGCCAATGTGATCACTTCCTTGGCAAATTCTTCCATGATTCGGCTGTCGAAGTTTCCGTTAGCACGATCCTCTTTCACCGCTTCTCGCTTCCAATAGGGGAGCTTACTAAGGAGGAATTCGCTTGCCAACTCGTAACGGTGTTTAATATTGTTGTCAGCCATATTGTTAATAAGTAAATCAATTGGTTAGAGGAGAGTCGAAATCCCACCATAAGTGGATAGTTAATTCGCCTCAAAATCCCGCCGATGTTTCATCTTTCGAGAGTAACGATTCTTTTTCGACGGAATCACTTTAGTAATTGGAGAAATTTCTCCCCAAGTCTTCCGAACCGACTTCATTGCTTTGGTGACTTTCATGGTTAAGATTCTATATTAAATAAACCAGAAGTCAAGCCATTGTTATCGATCCCAACTCTCGGTGGTTTCCATGTCACGTTCCGACCAGTTGTCGGATTTCCCACCATCCTCGGACCAATTCTTCTTTTGGTTCTTCTTAGAATGGTTCTTGTTTTTGTTACGACCTTTGAAATGGTCCCTTTGTTCTCCACGGTATGTGCGACCCATAATGTTTATAAGTAGTTCAAACCAATCGGTTCATTCTATTTATAATAGACTACACTTCTTATGGAAAATGTCAACGAAGAAATTTTAAAGAGATTGAATACTGATATTTCATTTGATGAGTCGATTGAAAATGCCAGCGGAATTTACAAGATAACAAACAAGACAAATGGCATTTATTACTTAGGAAGTTCCAATAATATATTCGGACCACATGGAAGATGGGCAGAACACATTAACCTTTTAAGACGAAAAGTTCACGACAATGAATATCTTCAAAGGGCGTGGGACAAGTATGGAGAAAATTCATTTAAGTTCACCGTGATCGAATTTGTTGAACCGGATAAGTTGTTAGAAGTGGAACAGTCGTATTTATCATATCTAAAGCCGGTTCGTCGAGAAGTATGCTACAACCTCAGTTTTTCTGCTTGTGGCGGAGGGCATTTAGACCATAAACATACGGAAGACACCAAACGGAAGATTTCGGAGAAATTGAAAGGAAGAGTATCTCCGATGAAGGGCAGGCACAATCATTCTGGAAATAAAAATCCGAACTGGAGAGAAGTTGACCAAACAACCCGTCAACTGATATTCGACGCCTACATTTCAACGGGACGGTTTAAGCATTCCAGAAAGCTCGCCGTTATAGCAAAATCAAATGGAATCGGTTCCAAACTGTTATCGAGACTCATCCGTGAATTCGAGGATAAACCAACAATTAAATAGCAAGCAGTTCGTTGTCCTTGATGAAGTTACTCACCATCTTGGCGAATCGGTCAACATCCTTCTCCACATCCATCGTCCAACCATTGAGGAGAAACGGAACAGTTTTGCTTCCGATGTAGCCGTCATCACCGCTGAACTCGAACGTAACCGTGTCAACTTCGCCTTCCCACATAGGAGAACAGTAGATTGCGGTGAACGGCTTCCCTTCCCACTCACCACACTTTTCGAGTAAGATAGAACCGGACATCTGATCTGAATCAAATGACTTATACTTCGCCGTCAACCTCGGAGTGAAAACGAAGTAAAGGTAACGGTAGAATAGGTCAGACTCAGACTTACACATTGGTTTCATGTAGGGATAGTGTAGAGGATTTTTATAGAAAGTCAATCTCTGTACAACCGATTTTATCGAATTCTTTGTTGGCCACACATTCCTTAACAAATTCTGATTTGCACCAAATACACCGAATCTTTCCGTTGAAGTCGAGGAAGCTCATATGCATCCAACTCCAATTACGGATGATTCGATTACAACAGTCGCAGGATTCCGTCAGACCGGACGGATCAGAATCCATCTCTTGTTGGTTCCATGCGTTCATTGTTTGAATACATTAAACCAACTTTGATAAGAAGTCAATCAAGAAATCCGTGTTTCTTGAGAAGCTTCTTGTCTTCTTCGGTCAGATCCTTAAACCGTTTTTCTGCAACCGATGTGGCCCGGCTAAACTCCAGTCGCCGCTTTGCCTCGGCAACCATCCGACGGTCATCCTCCGCTTTGTGGTCTGCCCACCATTCACTTAGAGCGGGATTGGTGTCAAAATCAAACTCCACGCCTCTGCTTACGAGGATTTCCAATGTCCGGCACGCCGAACACAACAACGATTCGACATGAGCCAGCTTTCGTTTGGTTTCAGGGTTCTCCACCTTCACGGTTTCAACTCGGCACGAATCACGGTCATCACGACAAGGCATAAGTTTTTGGGTTAGTGTTTAACTGACTGAAACCAGTGTAGGTTGTTTTTATAGAAAGTCAAGCCTCTTACCGTGGCTCCCACGGTGCATCACGAAAGTCGCCGGTGTCAGTTCGACCATCATCGCCATCAAACTTCTTGAGGTTACGGGCAAGTTCACGGAGCCTCCGGGCTTTGTCTCTGAACGGAGCATCCTCCCCCATCGGACCGTTGTCATTAACGACGCCATCAAGATCATCTGCGATGTCGTGCAACTCAAGTCGTAACTCTTTGATGTTCATAGGTTTCAAGGGATATACCAACACGGGTCACCGTAATCACTGATGTATTCACGGGTGTCGTGACCGTCAATAACACCCTTTTCCTTCAATGCTTCAATCCACCGAAGGATTCTTGCCATCTCCACATCATCCTTGAAATAGATGATGGAGGCGATCTTGTAGTGAGGGTTGTCTTCGTTCATAACTTAAATCCCAGCAAGGGTTTCCAACGAGCCGTAATCCGTCACGCCGTCATCCTTGAAATGGAGATCCCGTTCAATCGTCAAACCAAACGGGCCACGAATGGCTTCCACTTCCTCACGGGAGAACAGACCGCCCCACTCGACACAGCCCATGCCCAAATCTCCCCACCCATACAAAATGCCGTCCTCTTCACCAGTGACCAACCACGTTCCAGCACCCCACGGAACAAATAGTTTGAGGACCGGACGCTTATGGTCGTAACCACACTTCGACAACTTCTCGTTGATTTCTTTTGTGAACAGTTTCATTGTGTGGACAGTATGGGCCAGATTTTATAAAAAGTCAAGCCTCCCGACACTCACAGTTCAGAAATCTCCCGAAGGATGTCAGCCCGCTTCGCTTCGAGAAGTTGTTTGGTATATTTGAGAATTTCGACGCCGACCTCCAGACCGGCCAGGTCAACATGAAATCCGCTGCCGTCCTTGTATTGAGTGATGTGCAACTGATACAACGATGTTTCGTTACTCACTCCCCACCCAGGAGAGTTTTTGGTGAAACACTCGGAATTGGCCAGTTCAGCCAGTGCTTTGTCAAGGTCCTTGAGTTGACCGTTGAGACGAATCGCGATTGGTAGATTTTCGATTTTCATACGAATAGAGAAAGAAACTTACAGAACTTCCACCACAGCCCAAAACTCCGGGGTGACAAAAGCAACCGAACCATCGCCGAATTGAATCTCTCGTGCGAGAGGAGGATTGGCTGCATCGCAGATGTCAATATCGGTTTCATCGTCTCGGAGGAAGGTAGCGGTTTCGTAGGTAGCTTCATCGGTCGCATGATCGAAATCGACCACGATTTGTAACTCAACGTCTTTCTTGAACTTGATTTTCATTGTGTGATCAGTATAGAGGGGTTTTATCAGAAGTCAAGCCCTCAGTCTTTGAAACTACCAACAAATTTATTACGGTTCAACGTGTGGAGAACGGACCACATCGAAACCTGACCGTGTCCCTGAACGCAGATAGCCTTTGCCTGATCGATTTGATTTTTCACCAGAGAATCGTCAACCCTGTCCCATCCCACCGAACGACACTGAAACCACTCGTTATTCAACCGGACGAAGTCATTGACAGAGAGTGATCTGATCCCTCGTTCGAGAAACATCTGACACTCAGAACCACTGCCATGATTGAACCAACCGAACAACATTTCCAGAACCTCGGAACGTGTCATCTCAAGGTTCAAAGTCATATTGACACTATCAGACTCGCCGCCCGTGGCAGGGATCAAGACTTCGATTTCGTATTTCATTGTGGGAACAGAATACCGTGGGATTAGAAAAAGTCAACTCAAATTTCCAGCCACTCACCGTCGACAAGTTTCATGAGTGGATAACTGTCAGGTCCATCGGTAAAGCCGATGTTCCAATTGACCGCCTCACCGTCAGATGCAAACTCCGTCTCATACTCACCATGAACACCAACAGTCTTGTATCGATTCATATAAAAAGTATAGACTGATTTTACAAAAAGTCAATGGTTATTTTCCAAATTTCTTCTGAAAATCAATCTTCGTGGTTTAATACTAAATCAAAGGAAATTCCTTTGCAAACGGAAAACGATTAAATCAAACCCAAAACAAGAAACCAAGAGGGAAGCCCGTTTTCGTCGTAACCGTCAGGCTCAACTTTCTTGCCACCAATTGACTTTGCTATCCCATCAAAACTCCACTTTTCCATTGTCTTGACGCTAGGAGCGCGAAATGCGCTTTCAATCCGAACTTGGAAAGGTTTTTCAGGTCGAGAAGGATGTGGAATAAAACAACGCCAATTTCCCTTTTCCGTTTTCCGCACTTGGCAATCAAGTCCTCGCTCAAGAACTAAAACTTCAGCGGGATTAGTGGGATTTTTAACACGAATGTCTAATTGTGTCTTCATGGTTTTAATCTTACGTTAATTATCGGGAAACGTCAATCGCAATCCAATCACCCGCTTCATTTTTAATGAATTCCCCATTTTCGGCGAGCAGAGTCAGCATCGCCCGCCATTCGGCGCGGGAAATCACTTCATTTTTCTCCCAATTAGGAGTTTTTTCAGTGTAATAAGTGACATTGTTGAAAAGGATGCGAATGAAATCGATTGCTTTCATGTTTTAATCTCCTTCAAAAATAGTTTATTCAATGTTAGTTGATGGAACGAAGAACCACAAGAACTTTGGCGAACCTTTTAGGAATAGACCCACGACTACTGCGCCATCCGTAGGTATTTGAGTCTGTCGCGATTTGCTTATAGGATCGACCGTCATTGGGACATCGATAGAGGGTGTATAGACGTTTTCCGTTATTTACAAGGGTTTCACGAAACCGACGATACGCTGCGTGACCTTGAGGATCATTCTTGAACACCGCTAGGGTTTGGGAAACTTTTGTCTTTGTCTTTCGTTTAACGGTCAGACTTCCGTCACCATTATCGAAATAAGTTGCGGATTTGGTTTCATGGTAAATCGGTTGATTCATTGTGGTAATAGAATACCGTGGAGATTAGAAGAAGTCAATCTTTCTTTTTCAATAACGTAAGAATTTCTTTCACTCGCACCGTGCTTTTCCGAAAATTTCTCGAAGTTCATCAAATCCCAATCATCATTCAACTTGGCACACATTTGGAGGAATGGATTGATTGACTTATCCCAATTCTTTACCGTTAACCACGAAATGTGATAGGTCAAATGCATTGCCGGATTCTGTTTCGGGCGGAAGTGCAGCCACAATCCCTTTCTCCGGTCCATGTAAAAAAACGGGCGACCACACCAGTCAAAGGATGTATTCACAACCTTACCGGGCAGCCAAAGGAGACACTGATCCGGCGAGTATGACATGAAGTGTGTGTCCGTCCGCCACCCTTGTCGTTTTAGACGGTCAACCACCCACTTTTCTTTAGAAGTGAGAATCATTCTTCCTCTGGAAAGTTCAAAACCTGTTCAACGGACTGAAGATAGAGATACACAGCGGTCTGATGATCAAGTTCGTTGATGTAGTGACAGTGTCGGTCGTAACGAAGAACCACCTTACCGTTAATCTTTGTGGTGTAATTCCGGTCGGAGATTTGGATTTTGCTGAGGGGAATGTCACCATCGAAATCACCCGCGAAAGAGTTGATGTAGATGGAACGAACCGCCCGGCGAATTTCAACGGTGTTCAACTTCACCACACTGTCTTTGTTACGTTTCATTGTGGAACCAGTTTAGACCAATTTTATAAGAAGTCAACTGGTTATTTTCCAAATTTCTTCTGGAGACGGAGATACATCTCGTACTCAGGGTCATTTTGCCGAACCACTTTCGTCATATAAGGTTCCAACCACTTTGGAATGGTGCCTTTCCGACCACAGTTGTATGCATCAATCTCCCCCAACATCCTACTACATCCACCATCGGACATTTGACCAGCACAGCCAGCATCATATTCCCGACTTTTTGCTTCAGCAGCGTAGAGTCCTAATGCGGCGTCGATATGTTTGTCGATTTGTTGATTACGTTTCATTGTGGAACCAGTTTAGACCAATTTTAGAAAAAGTCAACCAGTTATTTCAACTTGTAAATTCCCGTCACAATCTGTTGAACTCGATCCTTGTCAATGATAGCCAGTTTGTCGGCCAGCTGCTTGATTTGTTTCAGCTCATGTTGACCATTCAGCCACACCCGATGGTCGTCGGACATCTCGTGGTAGAAATCGTGAGCCTTACACATCGCTTCAAGGTGTTCCCAACAACTGTTAAACACCGGGCGGCTCTCGGTCACGTACTCAATGAAGGATGGATTGAAAGTTTTGGCCAAAGCCACTGTGAAGTTGGTGGCTTGATACTCGTGGACAAACTCGAACTCAACCTCACGTTGGCTCTTGCCACAATCACGATTGGTATCCTTTGATGCCACAAACGAGAGGAACTTGAGATACTCCAGAGTTCCCGTGGAACCGAAGGACGGAATCCGAACCGTAGTCACCCACTTTTTGTTTAGAAACGTGCTCATTGTGTTAGTTGATGAAGTTGATACCGACCACTTCCATGACCGACTCTTTCATTTCCTGACGAGTGAAACCTTGACCGAAGATTCCGAAGTTGAACTCCATTCCACAGATTTTTGAAGTCTGAGAATCACAGAAACCACGGACGTTTGACCAGCTATCCGCGTATTTCTCGGTGGTGACTTCCACCCTATCCCCACAGAAGGGACACTTGAAGGAACACAGAAAGTTTTGGTCAGGCTGTTTCATACGTTCAACCAGTGTAGAGGTTTTTTATAGAAAGTCAACCGTTTCTTTTTTGAGCAAGGTCAATCCTTACGTCATCGAAACTGTTGGCGTAGCCACTTCTAACGGTTCTGGTGCCCGCCCTAACAACTGACGTATCTACGTCTTTGTGATTGATTTTATCTTCAAATCCACCAAATGCAATGTTCCACATTTGGTCACGCACAGCTGTCTGTGGGAGATCCATATTACTGGCGTGATTCCACGACATAACCCATAACAGTCCGAGGTGCCACATCACCAAACACCGCCCAACCGCCATCCGAACGAGGATTGAACGTAGGATTGATTTCCATTGCCTCACGCATGATGGCGACCACAACCTCGTCATAAGGAAACTGACGGGTCTTGCAGAACTCGAAGTCCTGTGCAGCCTTGGTCAGGTTGAACGTCTCACACGACTCGTCGCCCTCTCCGTTGACAATCGGAACCTTGGTGTCGGAAATCAAATTCCGTGTGAACGTGACGAGTTTCTTCCACTGTTCATCAGTGAAACCTTTGTGATCCCAGTACTGTGTGTAACCCATAATTTTACTTTCGTTTGACCGGCAGCGTTATATACTTGATGGCTTCCCACTCGTCTTGAGCACGGTCAACAATCTCCGAAATTTCATCGACGGTCAAATCCATGTTCTCACACAGTTCTTGCGTGACTTGATTGGTGAACGCCCCAGCGGCCTCAAGTTCCGCAATCAATCGGGGAAACTGAATGCTATTGTCTTTCCATTGTTTGTTCATCGTGGCAAGAGTCTAACCGAGGTTTTATAGAAAGTCAAGCCCTCACCGTTTTGAGTTTCGATTCGTCATACGGGTCAAAAGTCATCTTGACCGGACAGAGCTGCATCTTTCCGTTCTTGAAGTATTTCTTCCAGATGTCTCCCGAATCCTCCCCTTCACCACGCAGTTCAAAGAGAACGTCGGGGTAAATCTTGGAGAACTGTGCGATTTCCGTCTCGTGGTCATACCACTTACAAGAATCGGAACAATCCCCATTCTCATCTACCCCATAAAAGAAATCGGTGCCAGCTTTCTGTCGGAGAGCAATCTCGTCGGAAATTTCATCCCAAGTGGTTTTCGACTTTTTACAGTCCCATTTCAATTTGTAACTTGTAATGTATCCCATAGTGTTAAAAGAATAACCGAAGTTTTATAGAAAGTCAACCGTTAATTAGTTCCGTAACGGGCGAAGTCCGAATACATACTGTCGTAACGCATCGCCACTTCCTTCCAATCCACATCCACCCGGACGTTAGGAGTCGCATGAAACTGACCTGTGAAGTAGAAAAACACGTTCTTCTCGGCGTCAAACTGCCGGCCAAGGAACTTAAAATCGGACACGATGGCATCGAAGGAAGGGGTCAGGTAAGCGGACCCGTGGTTGAGGTTATGCCATTCGGCGAAGGAAGCGTAGTTAGTGACGTTGTTCATAAGATTAAAAGATGAGGGTCACCAGACACACGATGGCAGCACCGATAACCAACCCGGTGACGAATGCACCAAGGAAGTATCCGATACAACCACAGAGGAGAACGAGACAGAGAGGGCGACGGTTAGCAGAGATGAAGTTCATTGTGGAAACAGTTTATCTGGTTATTATCGAATGTCAAGCCTTGAACAGACTTTTCTTCAAACGGTCAACCTCGTCCATCTTATCCTGCAGAACAGCAAGGGCCAACTTACGGCCAGATGTGGCCAACAGACACTCACTGGCTCGGAACCACCCATCACCAGAGTAATCCTCGTGCCTACAGTAGATACCGTCCTCGGTGAGACTCAACACCTTCATTGGCTTCATCCCCCACGAATGATTGTGGTAGGTATAAACCGTGTCACCGACTCTGAAACTGTGGTTGCGGTTCTTTTTCATTTGTGAGGACACTTTACCTCAGATTTTATAGAAATCAAGCCCTATTTATCATTGAAACCATAACGGTTTCAACAACGAAAGGAAGTTTATGGTATTGTTCATCGCAGGTGTAGTGGTCGGAGTAGTAATCGGAGCCTTGGTTACTCGCCGGAATCAAAAGAAGGTAGAAGCCGCAGTAGAGAAGGCTAAACAGTGGAAGAAGGGTCAATCCGTCTAACCTGTTCAAATCACGTAAGTTAAGCCGTCAGTGTTTAATCGCATTGACGGCTTGACTTTTTTATCAAATAAATGGTATTCTTTAACCATGAAACCGACGAACACTACCAAACGGATCACCGAGAAAACCATCACTCTCAACCGCACAGTGAAGCTGATGATGGACACCACCTACAAGGTCGGCCGGGTTGTT